GCAGGCGGCAGAGCATTAGAAGGATGGACAATGATTCTAAATAAAGTATTACAATTCGCAGGAGAATAAAATGGAAATACAATATAAAACCGCCTACGGCGAAAAACTAAAAATAGCTACAATCAACACTCAACCATCAATGACCAAGCAAAATCTAAAAGACGATGCAGACGTCAATAAAATTATAAAACGCTACAACAAAACCGGCGTACTACCAAACATGAATAAACTCGAAGCCATCTACGGAGAAATAACAAGCCAAGACCTTCAAGACGCACTCAATAAAGTAGACGCTTCATATGAGGCATTCTCAGAAGTACCATCACAAATTAGAGGACAATTCGAAAACGACGCGGGTAAATTCATAGACTATGCAACCAACCCAGCAAACATAGATCAGATGCGACAATGGGGCTTAGCACCTACACCAGAAGCACCACCAGAACCACCACCAGAACCACCATCAGAAGCATAAAACCCAAAAAGCCCCGATCAGGGGCTTTTTTAATGGTACAACCTTCATTTAGCGAAGCGATAACAGAGGTATTATAAATCATAGCGGTCATAGAGCCTCATACTCGCTTACAACGCTAATAAAAATATCCTCCCCTTGATAAACCAACCTAAATCAATCAACCACAGAAACAGCAGGAACAGTTACTTACTTGATGTAACTGTTCCCACTGACACCAAAGTGTCAAAAAACAACAAAAATAGCTAGACAATCAACAAAACGTCAACTAAAATCACTTTAGAAAGTTAAGTAATTGTAATTTAACACTTTATACATTATGCGCATAAGTGCATAAAAACCATAAAAAACAAGAGGTTATATCATGAACTCATTAAATATATTCCGATTAGTTATATCAATCGCTCAATTAATATTCCGAGCATTCAATAATAACCCAGAAAAACCAACTAAAGAAAAGTATCTATGATCATCGAATTCAAAAACGATGTTACACCGGACAATCTCAAAGCTATTACATTCCGCGCAGTATTTGCCTGCGCAGAAGTATTAGAAAAACACTACAACTTAGCATTAACAATCACATCAACAGATGAAGGCGTACACATGCCAGAAAGCTATCACTACAACGGCCAAGCATTCGACATCAGAACATGGCGTATGCCAAGAACCTACTTACCTAAAGTAGTAGAACGACTCACAGAAGCATTACATAAAATCGACAAACAATTTCAAGTAATACTGGAACCAACACACATACACATAGAATTAGACAACGGAGAAAAAGCATGAAACGCTACCCAACTAAAAACAGCAAAGCAAAATTCCGCAATACCGCGGGACTACAACATAAATCAAATACACTACAACCAATCGCCAGAGGCGGAACAAGGTTGTAATGAATGCCATGCTACACACCACTCGACGCTTTCGAAGTAATAGGCAAGCACAACCAAAAAGCGAATGGCAAAAAAACTATCTTATTCACACGACCACAACAGACGACATACAAGGAAGTAACAATACCATGCGGTCAATGTATAGGATGCAAATTAACCCGCTCTGTAACATGGGCATCACGCTGCATGCACGAGGCTAAAGAACATGATCAAAACTGCTTCATTACCCTTACATACGACGAACACAATCTGCCACAAGACCACAGCCTACGGAAAGACCATTTCCAAAAATTCCTTAAACGATTTAGAAAAGCAATACACCCGCAAAAAATTCGCTACTTTATGTGCGGCGAATACGGCGACGATAGTTGGCGCCCTCATTATCACGCTATTATATTCGGCTACGACTTTACAAGCGGGACAACTTACAATAAAAAATACTGCGGCCGCAGACAACAAATACAATCATCAGAAGTCGGCAATCCTTACTACATCTCCCCCCTACTCTCTCAACTATGGCCTGACGGCTTCCACCTCATTGCAGAATGCACATGGGAAACAGCAGCATACGTTGCACGTTACTGCACAAAAAAAATCACAGGAGACCAAGCAGAAGAACATTACACAAGAACAATACTCGACTGGAACGAATTCACAGGAGAAATATTCGAATTCAGAGAAACAGAACTACTGCCCGAATACGGCACTATGTCAACACGACCTGGTATCGGGAACGAATGGTTTAAAAAATACAAATCAGACTGCTATCCATCAAACTTCCTTATACAAGACGGACGTAAAACCCCAATTCCTAAGTACTACGACAAATTACTCGAACAAGAAAACGAAATCGAATTTAAAGCAATCAAAATCGCAAGAGAACTCGCACTACTCGCACACAAACAAGACTTAACACCAGAAAGACTAAAACAACGACACATAACAAAACTGGCTCAAGCCAATCAACTAAAAAGGAACAAAATATGAAAAACAATTTCTATTCAGTATACGATAAAAAAGCAGAAGTACATTCACAACCCTTCACTGCTATTAATGACGAAGTCGCACAACGCATCATACAAAACTGCGTTAACAATCCAGAACACCCCTACTGTATGAACCCAGAAGATTATCAATTATCACGAATAGGCATCTTTGACGACTCAGATGGAACAATCGAACCAGACGAAAAGCCAATACTAGACCTAATCACTCTAAAAAAGACGGAGCAATAACATGAAATCCAATATGGTCAATCGCTTCACTCAAACACCCGAAGCAAACACACCTCGCTCAACATTCGATATGTCACATGGACATAAAACAACTATAGACGTGGACTATCTTTATCCAATATACCTAGAAGAAGCACTACCGGGCGATACACTCAACGTAAACATGACAGGCTTCGCCAGACTCAACACACCAATATTCCCTATCATGGATAACATGACAATGCAGACCTTCTTTTTTGAAGTACCAACTCGCATCGTATGGGACGACTTCCGCAAATTTATGGGCGAACGCTACCCAGACCCAGACTCATCTATAGATTTCACAGTACCCCAAGCAGTATCTACAGCATCTTCAAATTTAGTAGGACTACTATCTGACTACATGGGCATACCAATCGAAGTAGATGGCCTCACCTATTCCAACTTATTCCATAGAGCATATAACCTAATTTGGAACGAATGGTTCAGAGACCAAAATCTACAAGACTCAGTAACAGTAGACACAGGAGCAGGCCCAGACGCACCAGCAGACTATGTACTATTAAAAGCAAACAAACGTCACGACTATTTCACATCAGCACTACCGTGGCCACAAAAAGGAGATTCAGTAGACCTACCATTAGGCACAACAGCACCAGTACAATCAAACGGTAATCAAATATCATTAAATAATACTGTAGACAACGTAAATATATTCGGCTTAGCAGCAGACCAAAAAATGTATTATTCAGGTGCACCAACTATAAATCAAAATATGCAATTCGGCACAACTACAGACATAAATGCAACAGGACTACAAGCAGACTTAACAAACGCAACTTCAGCAACAATTAATCAACTTAGAGAAGCATTCCAAATTCAAAAACTATTAGAGAGAGACGCACGTGGAGGCACTCGATATACAGAAATTATTAGAAGTCACTTTAATGTTACAAGCCCAGACGGACGAGCTTGGCGACCTGTTTATCTCGGTGGCGGTAAGTCTTACGTTAATATCAGCCCTATCGCGCAAACTTCTTCAACAGACGTCACTTCTCCGCAAGGAAACCTCTCAGCAATGGGTACATCGGTTCTTGACAATCATGGCTTTACTAAGTCTTTCACTGAGCACTCTCTCGTTATTGGCCTTGTCTGTGTACGTGCTGACCTTACTTATCAACAAGGCTTAAATCGCATGTTCTCAAGACAAACACGCTATGACTATTACTGGCCTTCTCTATCAACAATTGGAGAACAAACCGTACTTAATAAAGAACTCTATGCACAAGGCACAGCAGCAGACGATGACGTATTCGGCTATCAAGAACGCTACGCAGAATATAGATATAAACCTTCATTAATTACCGGCAAAATGCGCTCAGCAAAAGGCGCACATACTGGATCATTAGACTCATGGCATCTATCAGAAGAATTCGGTTCCCTACCCGCTTTAAACGATACATTCATACAATCAACTACACCTATCGACAGAGTAGTAGCAGTATCAGACGAGCCAGACTTTCTATTAGATACCTTCTTCAACATAAAAGCAGCCAGACCTATGCCACTCTATGGCGTACCTGGCATGTTGGACCACTTCTAATGAAACAACTTAAACTACCAAAATCACAACTAGGCTTTATAGGAAGCCTAATATCAGCGGGAGCCTCCTTAATTGGAGGCGCCCTTGCAAACAAAGGCAGAAAAGATGCAGCCCAAACAGTAGGAGAATTCAACTCAGCATCATCAATCCAAACTCAACAATTCAATGCAGAAGAAGCAGTAAAATCAAGAGAATTCAACGCAGCAGAAGCACAAAAAAATCGTGACTATCAAACAGAAATGTCAAACACAGCGCACCAACGACAAGTTGAAGATTTACGCGCTGCCGGACTCAACCCAATACTATCCGCTAAATATGGAGGCGCATCATCACCAGCAGGCTCAGCAGCATCAGGAGGCGCAGCGTCAGGCCCATCAGCAACAATGCCAATGTACGACCAACAAGACATATTCACACCAGCAGTAAATTCAGGTCTTGCCGCCTACCAAACAAATGCTAATGTGAGTAATATACAAACATCGATATCTAAAATGGAGCAAGACATTGAAGAATCAAAATCAAGAGCCAACCTTAACGACCACCAGACTAGAAAAATCAATTATGAGATTCCTAAAATTATTGAAGATACTCATCTTGCTCGTAATACTGGGGATAATCGCAGAGCAGACACTCAGTTAAAAAAATTACAATCTATACTCACGGCATCAACAGCAGAGGAAAAAGACATTATTGTAAAAATGGCTAGAATGGATTTAGCAATATTACAAAGTCCAGAAAAAGGAAAAACATTTAAAGAATTAAGATTATTAAAAGGCGTAAACGTAGGAAGCGCAGCGGCTGTAGCAGGCGGCAGAGCATTAGAAGGATGGACAATGATTCTAAATAAAGTATTACAATTCGCAGGAGAATAAAATGGAAATACAATATAAAACCGCCTACGGCGAAAAACTAAAAATAGCTACAATCAAC